CTCGTTCTGGTCTAGCTTTTTCGTATGGCAGACGAGAGGCCAAGGTCTTGGATATTTTCAAGAAAATGTGGAGACGATGGCTCGTGCTATCGCCTATCTCGCTGGTCGGCCCAGTGAGCAGCAGTAGAGGAGGTGATGCCCAATGGCGGTTTCATTTGTGAGTCCTAGTTATCGTGCTGCCTCGTCGGATTTGACCATCGCTATTAGTCCTCTTGGATTGGTGGAGCTGGCGGACGAGGAGTTTGAAGTGCACGGACCACGATTGAATCGCTACTGAACGCCTCCAACTGGGCTTTCTACCTCGGTCATCACTGGAGTTATCGCCGGGAAATCGGTGAGCCTCAGCTGACTTTTAACTGGTGCAAGGCCTTTGCTGATTGGAAAGTCAACTTCGCTCTGACCAATGGGGTCAACTTTTCTTCCCCTCATGCTACGCAAGCTGTAATCCCTGAACTGCTCCGCACGGTTTGGGAAGAGCATCAGCCTTACGGCAAAGAGTCAGTCATGTGGGAAGCCATGCAGCAAGGCGCTGTCTCCGGCGACTGCTTCATGAAGGTCGCATTTGAAAAGGCGTATCAAGATCCGGCAGGAAACTTTCATCCTGATCGCATTAGGATCCTTCCACTCAACAGTGCTTTTTGTTTTCCTGAGTACCATCCTCATGACATGAGCCGGATGATTCGGTTCAAGCTGAAGTATCGCTTCTGGGGCACCGCCCTTGAAGGGACACGGCAGGTCTTCTCGTACACCGAGCTGTGGACCGAAGACGCCATGCAGGCCTTCATCAATGACGAGCTGGTTGAGTCTCAAGAGAATCCTCTCGGTGTAATCCCCTTCGTGCACATCTCTAATACGAAAGTGCCGTCCTCGCCGTGGGGACTTTCTGACATCCAAGACATTACGGATCTCAACCGGGCCTACAACGAGACGGCCACCCTGATTCAAGACATCGTCAACTATTACGCTTCTCCGACGACCGTCATCATGGGGGCCAAAGCAAATGATCTCCAGCGGGGCCCGAGCAAGGTGTGGGCTGTCCCTAACGACAAGGCCAGGATTGAGAACCTCTCTTTGAACGGTGAGTTGGCTGAAGCTCTTGAGTTTCTCGACACGCTCAAAGAAAAGATGCACGAGATCGAAAGCGTTCCGATCAACGCTTTTGGCCAAGAGATCGCTATCTCTAATACTTCGGGTGTGGCGTTGCAGCTGCAGTTCTTGGCGCCTATGCAAAAGTTTCATCAGACCAAGATTCAGTATGAGGCGGGCTTTGCACAGCTCAATGAAATCATCATTCGTACTGCAGCTCTGTATTTGCCCCAGATGCTGCAGATCGATCCCGATCGAGATCCTCCTCTTCAAGAGGGTCAGCTTACTGTTCTTGATCCCGGGGATCCTTTGACATATCGAAACACTGTCGAGTTTGCTTCGCCTTTGCCGCTCGACAAGCTCATTGCGCTCAACGAGATTCAAATGGAGATGGCTCTGGGCTTGGAGTCCAAGACTGGTGCCCTCAAGAAGCTCGGCGAGGCTTATCCGGCCGAGAAGCTCCAAGAGCTTATGGACGAGCTGCACAACGACGCTTTGGAGCAAGGTGCACTCGACATGCTCAACAGTCTCATTGCTGTCTACATCTCGATGCAGACAGGCATTCCTGTCGGCGGCCCAGACGCTCAAGGTGCTGGTCAGCAGCCTGCTCCAGGAGGTGTGCAATCGGCAGGCGGCCCCGGCGTCAACTCTGCTGGTGCTGTACAGCCTCCAGCCCTTCCTTCGATTGCTGACAATCCTGAAATCAAATCGGTCATGGAGCAACTGAGCACGCTTGCGGCCGGAACAAAGATTCCTCAGGTACGCAACCCGCTCAAGGGTCAAAACGATGACTAGCTTCTCGATTTGATGCCTGCGTAATCTCTTTCAAACGTTGCAGCGTGAGGAGTGGCGCTAGATGGTGGTAATCGTAAAGCGAAGAAGTGTGCCCGCAGTTTCCGTAGAAACCGACAAAGGAGATTCAATGGCAGGATTTGATCCACAAACTGGTGAGCCCATCCCCGACGCTCCGGTGGTTGACCCTAATCAGCCGCCCCCGGGATCCGTGACTGTTATTCAACAGCAGCCACCGGTGGCTCCTCCTACTCTTTCGCCCGAGCTTCAAGCACTCTTTGATGCTGAGCGTGAGCGTGTGCGCCAAGAGGAGAAGAACAAGCTTTACGAGACCTTGGAGCAGCAACGCACTGCCGCTGAGCAACAGCGTCAGCAGTTGGAGGTTTTGACTCAAGAGCGTGATCAGCGGTTGGCGGCTGAGGCTGAGCAGCAGCGCTTGGCATCTGAAGAGGCAGAAAGATTGCGCCAGGCGGAAATGAGTGCGATCGAGCGCATGCAAGAGATCGAGCGTCAGGCTGACGAAAAGCTGCGCCAAGCAAATGAGACCATCGAGCGTGAGCGCATTTTGCGTGAGCGAGAGACGGCCTACTCTGAAGTTCTGCAGTACCGGGCTGCTCGGTTGGCCGAAGAGTCCGACAACATCATGCCTCAGTTCATTGATTTTGTGCGGGGGAATACCCGTGAAGAGATCGATGCCACGATTGCTGATGTAAAGGGCCGTACCGACGCCATCATGAATGAGATCCAGCAGACTCAGCAACAGGGACGTCAGGCGCTGAACATGCCTGTCTCGGGTGCTCCTGTTGTAAGTGCTGAGGCCCTAACCGGCGCAGATGGACAGCGCACTTTTACCAACGATGATTTGCGCAATCTGTCCGATGATGAATACGCCCAATACCGTAATCAGTTGCTCGGTGCCACTTCCCAGGCTGTTCGTGAGCGAGGGGTCTACGGGGCCTGAGTCCTGATGACTTGTTTGCTGGTCCCGCAAATGCTTTGATTAGATTTACTGTTCCCGCTGTATTTGTAGAAAAAACTGTGCTTGCCAGAGCCGGGCATTCAGAGGCTTGTCGATAATCCGATCGAACAAGGAGAGATGAAATGGCCTCTGCCATCGTAGGAACTCCCTATCTGGCGGCCTCACCCACCGGTTACTCCGGTGCCAACAACACTCTGGGCCAGGCGATCCAGACCATTTGGTCAAAGGAAATCCTGTTCCAGGCGATGCCGATCTTGCGATTTGAGCAGTTCGCCGTCAAAAAGACCGAGCTTGGTGTTCAGCCTGGACTGACCATCAACTTCATGCGTTACAACAACCTGCCGAATGCCTCTCAACTTGTTGAAGGTGTCCGCATGCAGACGGTGGCGCTGACCGCTTCGCAGTTCTCGATCACCGTGGCAGAGCAAGGCTTTGCTGTCTCGGTTACTGAGCTGCTGCTGAACGCTTCCTTCGATGACGTCATGGCCTCGGCCTCTCGTCTGCTCGGCCGTAACATGGCCCAGTACCTCGACTATTCGGCCAGGAACACCCTGCTGCTTGCCAGCTCGGTGATCTTCGGTTACTCGCAGGGCCCGACGTTGACCCCTCGGTCGACGCAGTCGCCTTACGACATCGGCACGGCCGCCACGTCGACCAATGGACTGACGGGGTCGTATTACTTCACCCCGCCGCTCGTTAAGGATGCTGTGCTGACCTTGGCATCGAAGAACGTGCCTCGCCTCGGTGAGACCTACGTTTCCTTCGTGGCCCCGGCGCAGTCGAGACGTCTTCGTGACACGCCTGAGTTCATTGAGGTGACCAAGTACGCCGCCCCCGGCAACTTCAACCTTGGTGAAATCGGTCGTCTGTGGGACTGCGTGTTCATCGAGACCACTCAGGTCAACCAGGCGCTGAACACGGCGGCTACTCCGGCGAACTACTACCAGTCGATCTTCATCGGCGACAACGCATTTGGCCACGCCATTTCGTTGCCGGTTGAGCTGCGAGACGGTGGAGTCCTCGACTTTGGTCGTGAGCACGCACTGGCCTGGTACGCCATTTGGGGCCTCGGTCTCATTACGGACTGGTCGGTGGTTATCGCCAACACGAACTAATCGGAGGAGGATCTATGGCCTGGAAAAATGGCAAGGATCCAATCCACATCAAGGCCTCAAGAGTCGGTACTTTCCGAGCCGCAGCGAGTGCGGCCGGAAGGTCCGTCTCCGAAGAAGCCGAGCACGTTCTCGCTGATCCAAATGCGTCGGAGCACATGAGGGAGAAGGCACAGTTCGCTGAAAATGCAGAGCATTGGAAGCATTAGCAACAATGTGAACCCATAAGGAGAAAACAATGTCCCCACAAAACAACCGCCCCCAAGCCGGAGATTTCACTGGTCGAGAGAAGGCGCAGCAAGCAAAGGACGCTGCGCAAGAACTCTCTCAGCGTGAGACTGAGATGTCTATGGCCACGGCCTATCAAGATGAAGAAGAGCGTGTTGGCGTTTACGATCCCCAGT